TATATACTTCTGCACGAATATACACCTGATTGTATCCTTTTAAATCTTTTCCAGAGTTATCCGGATCTCCATACTCGATAATCTCCATCGGGATTTCTTTTGAGAATCCCCATTTAAATGCCGACTGGAAATCTCCAACAATCGCGTGATCTTTTACAGTTGCATTGTAAACTGTATTGTTTACACTGACTGCCATGCCTCCAAGACTATTTGGGGATGCCCCAAACCGAAACTCTGGATACTGACGTACTCCATTTTCTTTTACTGTTGCCATATCCGCTCCGAATGCAGTAGAAAATGCCATTCCAGTTACATCTCCATCCGCTCCCTGCACCGCTGCAATAGCAGCATCTAAGTTTACATCCGGCGTACCTTTTGCATAAGTCACTTCCTGCGTTACTTTGCTGTCGAAGTGATTTGTTCCCACTACGTTTGATGCCGCTCCCGTTCTTGGATTAATTCCGTGGAAAGCCGCAAGATCCAATCCTTTTGCCACCTTTTTCGCAAATCCATCGTTAAAAGCCGCTAAAATCTCAATCTGTTCCTCTTCTGTCGCATATAAAAATTCGTCCGATACTCGTGCACCGTACTCAAATTTGATTGGTACAATTTTTACTGGCTCTACCTTAATTCCACCTTCCGTTTTCTTTCCGTTTTCTGCTACGATATCAATTTCTTTTTCCATGGAAAAAATAAATTCTTTCAATCCATTAAAAGGAATTGGTGTCTGCCCGGATAATACTGCAAGAGATGACTTGCCTCTTACTTTGCTGATTAAATCTGTTACTAATGTTGGATCAAATAAATTTCCTCTTTCTGCTGCCATACTATTGTTCTCCTTTCAAATTGCTTAACATTTTTCTCATTGCTTCTCGCTTTGAATCTTTGTTTCCGCTTGGCTCTGGATCATAATCCGGATATGGATTATTCTTTTTTAAAAATCCAGAAAGTGTTTTTGCATCTTTTTTCATTTCTTCCTCCGTTTCTCCAGAGATTTTCCCTGCAAGCTCATACGGAATCCCCTCAGACATCGCAATTTTCACTCTACTCTCATTTTTTTCGTATTTCTTAATGAGATTATCTTTTTCTCTTACCTGCTCTGGGGATAAATACTCTTTGTACTTTTCTTGTACTGCATCTGCCGAAAGGTATCCATCATATTTTTCCTCCACATCTTTTGGGGATAAATACCCTTCATATTCCTTTTCCACTTTTTCTCTTTCTCTTGTGAGCCTTTCTTTGATCGCCTCATCAAATTGTTCCTGTGTCTCAATCACCTTAAATTCACTCATTTTTTTGCTCCTTTCCCCACTTAACCCGGTGGTATCGGTAATTTTTATACAAAAAGACACCCCGTAGGATGTCCTTTTAATACCTTGCTTTCTGCTTCTTTTTTTCCTTACTTCCTGCACATTTCCAGTATGCCAAAATCACGGAATCCAAAAGAGAAATCTCAACTCCCTCTTTAATTGATTTATAACCGAATCCTCCATTTGATCCAATCGTTCTTTTTTCGCAGTTGCTCGCCGCCTGCGTTAGTGACGGCTGATTCGCATGACAGATTGTGCCCTGGAATAGTCCTTGTTCAAATGTTGCGTTTGCTGTAATGACTTCCTTTACCGTCGGCATCTCCGGTTCTTTTAATCCAGCTTCTTTCATTTCGCTTGCAAGAATCTGTTGGCCATTCGCTCCGTCTACAACTACCTTCTTAGGCTTCATCGGAATCAGATAATCTATAATCCACTGGTTTCCCGCTCGTATCGGTCGACAATCAAGCGCTTCTATAAATATTTTTCCACTTGTAGTCTTGGAAGCAACCGCCATCGCAACATGTTCGCCAGTGTGACTATATTTGATTCCGACAAATATATCTCCTTCCAATTCCGGATTGTCTGATATTTGCAATGCTTCCCATTCATTCTTACCGATTGCTGATTTTTGATTATATCTAAGCCACAGCCCCAACCTTTGGATGTTAAAATCAACATCATCGTTCGTAATCTCTGCACGAATTTTTCTCTCAGTCAAAATAGTTCCGAGAGATGGGTTTGCTTCATACCATGCCTCAATATCATGTGGGTCTGTTTGATATTCCACCGACCATTCTGCCCATCCGGAATCGAATCCGTTCCCCGACAAAACCGTTTCCCTGAATTTCACAAAAACAGTTCCTGCAGAAACTACCGTTGGAGGCGTTCCGAGCATGATTGTCTGCGGATTATCACTGTCAGATACAATGTATTTCAACGATGTTTCCTGCGCCTCTGTATATTCCTGCGCCTCATCGATGATTAGCAGATCATACCCTTCTCCTAATCCTCCGCTTGATGTTCGTGTTCGAAATTCAATTACACCTCCATCCGGTGTATATAAATGCTCCTTTCCAAAAGCCTTGAAAGAGGATGAGATTTGTATCCCTGCCTTTTCACACATTCTGTCCAATCGCTCCCATACCGCATGAGATGTCGTTGCTCTGTGTGCGGTATATAATATTCTCTCTTCGTTTTTTAATCCCCATAAGCACCTTGCAAGCACATTTTCTGACTTACCATTTCGTCTTGGGATAGAATATCCATATTTCTGATGTACCCACAGCCCTTCCTCATTGACCGCCATCAGATCGCATTGGATTAACTGCTGCCATTCCAGAAGGACATTGCCAGTCTGTGCGTATAGATCTGCTGCCTCCTGCCCTTTTGTTTCCGAGTAAGGAATCACAACGGATTGCGTGGGTGTCTGACGTCCTTGTCTAATTTCTGCCATGACAACCCTCCTATTTTTAGCTGTATCTTTTGTAAGCGATATCACCCCACCGCCCAAAGGGATATATTTGTGTAGTAAAAATAGCATAAAAATACCGCCAATCCTTGTGATCAGCGGCATCATTATTTTTCTATTGGCATTATTTCTTTTATTTCATCTATCGGAATTCCATACCACACCTTTCCCGTGTCAAGCTCTATTTCTTCTTTCCCTGACTCTGTATCAAATTCACTCTCTGTGTTTGTAATCACTCCTCTAAATTTTTTATCATCGACATCTGTCACAACAACAGTTTTCCCTATATATTCTTTTACCTCTTCGTATTTCACAAAATCATCTCCTTTTACTTGGATAATCTGGCACAATATGAATTCCATCTTTTGCGTAGTGTATTTTAAATACTGGCGTATTTGCATAATTGCCATTTCTGTTATCAACAACTACCCCCACAATTTTATCATTCGTCACGATAGTTTCTTGATGATTCCATTCTCCATGCCTATTATATTTTATTATTCCCTTTCCGGAATATTTCTGCACAAGCTCTAATATTTCATCATCTGATATCGTAATATAGGATGGTCCATATTGTCCTTTTTCTTTCAAAGCTTTTTCTCTTATATTGTAAAGCTCTGTACCCTTTCTATGTATTTTTTGTCTTTCTGCAACCTTTTTTATATTTTGATCAGATATAATTTTCTTCTTAATTTCTCTGATAACCGAATCATCTTCCGGAGAGAGTCCTATAAGTTTCTTTGACTTTATTTTACCACTTTCCTCGGATTCTGACCATCTTTTTGTGTGCACATTCTGACGCGTCCCATCGCCCGGCTCATACTCTACCAGACACTTGCAATGCTGATGTCTTCTGAATACATCGTTCCCGGTATCAGATACTTTATCATAATCGTACACTCCGGCCAACGAATCACACCAAGCGCAACATTTTCGAGTAGATGTGCGCACAATTTTAGGGCTGAGTCCTGCTTTACTCTGAAAATCAGCATTAGCCCTAACAGCATCATCTACAATCGCTTGCGTGAAATTAATTATCGGCTCTCTCAACATATACGCAATCTCATCATAATTTTCTCTTTCAGAAATAATATCTATAATTCCTTTCGCTTTGTCCTGATTGAATTCCGGCCTGATTGCTTTGATTCCGATGCCTGCCTTTTCATTCAGCTGCTTTTGTATCTCAGCTGCAGCCTCTGATAAAATGTCATAGTTTCCCTTCAGCATAGGACCTATAACTCTCTCAGCAATATTATAATACATCCTGCCATCCGGCAGAACCGCTGAAGAAAGTGTCTGATCAAATACCTCTGATAATATCTCTCCTGTTTTAATCGCAAATTCATGTGCCTCCTTATAAGTGGCACTTCCTTTGCCGATCTTATCATACAATTTTTTTATAGTGCCATCCTTTTCAAATTTTCTTTTAAACTCCATTTGAACAGTTTCAAACAGCTTCGGTGCAATATCCATGCCGCCTCCTAAAATCCAGTCAAATCTCTCATTTTATTTTCATCAATATATCCTGGGATTGCTTGATTGATCTTAATCGCTCCATCTCCGTAGGAACTTAATGCTGCTGCATCTGGCTCAAACACCGGCTCCCACTTTGGTCGTGTAAGATAAAACTGTCTTCTTTGATACGGAAAATCATCCCTCAGACAAGCCGCCAGATAACCTACATTTAAGAACCCTGTACCGAAAGTCCGTTGCGCTTTCCGTGCAATCAACCGTAGATTCTCATGGCTTGCTTTGATCGCCTCTTGGCTGGATGGATTATCTGTAACAAATCCTAGATCATCTAAAGTCAGCCCCGTCTCTCCTGCAAATAGTCCCGCAAACATCTTGAGCTGCTCTGTATGCGGAGTCATGCTTTGCTGACTGAATTGACCGAAAGTAGGTTTGTCTCCCTCATCATCTTTTGTTATTTCAATCAGCGATGACATCGTTGCCTTCCACTTATCCATTGGATCCGCATCTTGCGACGTTCCAACAACCCACTTTTGCGGGAAAGAATAGAATTCTGCTGCAATCTCTGATCTCTTAACTGTTCGCATCGCACTGTTTACAATATCTATGCATGCCCGGCTGATCCGGCTGTGTCCGAATGGTCTTGCTGCATCCGGACGGAAAATGATTGGAACTAAAAGCGGATGATCCACATTATTTGGAACATCTATCAATCTTCCTCTTGTGCTGATCCTCGTAAGTCCTGGAGCAAAATATGCTTCCGTGATTGGATTATAATTGCTATCTCTTTCCAATACCGCATATCCCTCTTTCAATAGACCAGTGGACTGATCTATGATTCCGGTTGCATTACTTCCGTCAATCACCCTGAGTCTCGGATATCCTTCATTATCCTCCGAAATGTACACAAAGCAGCATGCCGAAATCAGCGCCGATAGTACTGCGCTATCAAAAAAAGTGTCTGGATTATTCATTGAAAAAATCTGTCCTATATCAAAGTTGTCTTCCGCAAATCCCCGAAATACAATTCGATCAGCCAGATTGTCCACTGCTTTTCCACACCACCCAAGCACTGTCTGTGCATTTCTAAGTTCCGGAGGCGTGGATACTTGAAAATCCTTTATTCTATTCTTCATCTCATAGTAGTTATATCGCATTCTTACGCGGCTTCTTTTACTGTTCAGCCGTCTTTTTAAGTATTCTGCGCCCTTATAATTTGCCATCTCAGTCTCCTTTTCTTTTGGCGTGTGTTTTTTTTCACAGTCGCCGTGAACCTCTTTCCCATAACAATATGGGGGAGGTATCCCCCCTCTATCCTTTCGTGCTTTTTCTTATATTTTTCCAGTCAAATGTATGTGGCAGCACTCGGTTACTTATGATCTCTTCTTTCTTTTCGCTGGCTCCTTTTATTATCTTATCGCTCTTTTGTCTGTTGCACGTCCAATGAGCCAGCTGGAGGTTATCTATATCAGATGGGTGGCCCCCCTT